CATAGATTTTGTTAGATTTCGAGCAGGTAAGATGCTTGTAGGAAAGTATTATGCAAAATCATCTAAAGGTTTACCGATAGATGGTAGTGCTCTTTTCCAGTACTCTTTAAAGGGATATAAGCAATTTTTCGCTGTTGTCCAGTTATTGAGAGTTTACACTATCTTTAAATCTTATAAAGCTACTGAGAAGCAGCTCCATAAATTTATTGATGCTGTAAATGCAAGCCCTACAGTTGTTCCTGTTTCAATTAGTGATGGTGTTCGAAAGGCGGCTAGGATGTGTTGTGGCAGAAGGAAGCTTGGTTTACCAAGACCTTTTATTGCATACACCCCTTCTCCTTCGAAAAGAGTACCCTTGTTTGATGGCTCCTCTGGTCCTGAAATGGAACATTGGAACTCTCAATGGGTAACCCTTGACATGACAGCTATCGGTCAGCAATGTATGTTTAAGTACAGAGCTATATTCGATGCTGTTTTAGGTTTCCAGCGATCATCTAAGAACTTTGTCGGCTCACGCCGCAATGCTCCAAATGTCGTTGGAAAGATAGGTCTCATTCAAGAGCCCGGTTACAAGCTTCGTGCTGTAGCCAACCCTAATAGGGTTTATCAAATGGCACTCGAGCCTTTAGGTGATGCTGTATACGATACCATTCGGAATTTTGATTGGGATTGTACTCATAATCAGTCTAAGGCAGAAGTCCATATCCAGTCTCACATCACTAAAGGATCTGTTGTTCATTGCATTGACCTATCAAACGCAACGGATTATTTTCCGCTTTGTTTACAGATTGATGCATTAAGAGAGTTTATTATTGATCCAAATCATGATTTAGATTTGTTTCAAGATATAAGCACCGCTGATTGGTTACTCCAAGGAGAAACTATATCATGGAAAAGAGGTCAACCGCTAGGTTTATACCCATCGTTTGCATCTTTTGCTCTTACTCATGGTTTGCTATTTTATTACTTGAACGGTTTTAAGCATAACAATGCTTTCTTCGTTTTGGGTGATGATGTAGTTATCATGGATGACCAACTATTTCTTTCTTACATGGGAGCCTTAAAAGCTCTCGGATGTCCAATTTCTGCTGCAAAATCAATAAACTCTAATAAGTTCGCTGAATTTGCGGGGAAGTTGTACATCGGTGACGAAGTCATACCTCAACTTAAGTGGCGTCAATGTTCCGACGACTCTTTTGTGGATGTGGTTCGCAACCTAGGAAAGAGATCCCTACGCTTACTTCGTTCTCGACAACGTACTGTTGTCAAGGCCATTTGGGATATTCCAGACTTTGTTGGTGGTCTGGGATTAAACCCTAAGGGCTTACCTCTTGAGGTTAGATATGAAAAATATCTAAACTTATTTGGTAATGAAGTTGGCACTTTCTCAACCAGCTATGACAGTCATCAAGCGAATTATTTTTATAATTCTCATGTGACAGGTGGAATTCAACCGATTCCTTCTTATGAAGGTTTCAGAAGTCTTCCTGATCTCGACCAGAGATCACTAGCTTTAGTCTCCAAGTACCTACCGAATCTTTGTAGATTCTATAAAGTTCTTGGAACTAATCTATATACAGTGGTCCCAAATAAGGATATACTGCCTATAGAGGGTGGAAGCAAGGTTAGATCCTCGCTACTGGAAACTCTTGAACGCAAACTAGCGATCATTTGATCC